ACCCAGTTACCGGAGATGAAAGACCCGTCCCTTATAATTGGAGCAAAAAGAAACAAACCGGTTTTGCTGACCAATATGGTTTGCTTATAGCTAAAAAGAAAAAAAGAATGGTACGCTGGTCTGTAACTGCAGACACTACTGTACTTCATGATGACTGGTCGCCGTATTCTCATTTTACTTTAGTTCCATATTTTCCGTACTTCAGAAGAGGTAGACCTTTCGGAATGGTACGTAATTTATTATCACCACAAGAACAACTAAATAAAATATCTAGCCAAGAACTACATATTGTAAACACAACTGCAAACAGCGGTTGGGTTGTAGAAGGCGGTTCGTTATCAGGTATGACTGCAGATGACTTAGAAGAACACGGAGCAGAAACAGGTTTAGTCCTAGAGTATAATAGAGGCTCTACTCCTCCTGCAAAAATACAACCAAATCAAATACCAACAGGTTTAGATAGAATAGCTATGAAAGCAGCTAACAATATAAAAGCTATTAGTGGTATATCAGATTCTATGCTTGGAACAGATAGCCCAGAAGTTTCAGGTGTTGCTATTCAAGCAAAACAAAACAGAGGCGCGATGCAGATCCAAGTGCCGTTAGATAATTTACAAAAAACAAGACTGTACCTAGCTGAAAAGATTCTTAATCTCGTACAAATGTACTATACGGAAGAGAGAATTGTACAAATAACAGACGAAGAAGATCCTTACAAAGCAAGAGAACCTGTTGCTGTAAATCAAATGACACCCGAAGGGATAGTTGTGAATGACTTAACAGTTGGCGAGTACGATGTAATTATAGGTACGGCTCCGGCTAGGGATAACTTTGACGAAATGCAATTTGCCGAAGCTATTTCTTTACGACAAGTTGGAGTACCAATACCAGATGATATGATTGTTGAATACTCACACTTATCACGTAAAGCAGATATAGCGAAACGTATTAGAATTATGCAAGGTATGGAACCACCTAGCGATGAGCAAGTGCAAGTACAACAATTTAAAATGCAAGCCGAAATGCAAAAAATACAGTTGGAAATTGCTAAGATGGAAGCTGAGGTTAAAAACCTTGAGTCTACTACTCAATTAAATGCTGCTAAAGCCCAGGGCGAAAATATCAATCCGAGGTTGAAAGCTGCTGAATTAGAAAGTAAACTAACTCAGAAGAGAGAAGAATTGAGTTTACGTGAACGTTTATCAGATATGACAAACCAAATGCGTAAACAACAAAGTGATACACAAGCGGCTACAAAGATTGCAGCTGCAGCTATGAAACCTACAGGAGGTAATTCAAATGGCCAAAACTAAGAAAACCGAAACACCTACAGACGATACAATTGTAATGGAAGTTATGCCTGGAGCGGACCCTATATCCGAAGAAGATGCAAAACCGTTTGAAGTAGATTTAAATTTTGAAAACACAGATTCCACGGAAGGAGAAGAAATTGAAGAAGAACCAGAATCAGAAACAGAGCTCACGACTACTCCTGAAGAAATGGAAGCGAAAGCAGCAGAGCAAGAAGAAACAACAGAACCTGCAGAAGGAGAAGTTGCAGAAGAAGAAACAGTGGTTGCAGAAAGCGAAAGCGATACACAAGAACCTGTATCAACAGATGAAGGACAAGTTATTGAGCCAGAAGTAGAGACTAAAGCTCCTATGGTGCCAAAATCTAGGCTTGATGAAGTTCTTGCTAAACAAAAAGCGCTGCAAAAGAAGTTAGATTTAGTACAAGCTGAAAAAGAAGTAGCTCCTGAAGCTCCAAGTTTTGATTTTGTATCTAAAGAAGCCGAATATCAAGATTTAGTCTTAAATGCAGAGACAGAAAAGGCCGTAGCCCTAAGATCTGAGATAAGACAAGCCGAAAAAGCACAAATGATGCACGAAGTTAGGCAAGAAATGGGTTCTACAGTGCAACAAAACCAAGATTTGAAGGATTTACAGGTAAAAGCGCTAGAATTAGAGGCTAAACACGAAGTTTTGAACGAAAATAGCGAAACTTTTAGTCCAGAGTTGCAACAAGAAGTAATAGAACTAAGAGACGCTTTTATAACGCAAGGATATGTGCCCGTAGATGCCTTAACTAAAGCTACAAACTACGTAATGGGGGCAAATGCACCTGTAGCCCCAGCTCCAGAACCAGTTAATACTGCTGTAGAACAAAAACAAAAAGCTACAGTAGCTAGAAAAGTACAAGCGTCTCAATCGCAACCACCTTCTTTAAAAGGAGAAGGCGTTAATGCCAAAAAAGAGAACAAAATAGATTTAACAAAATTATCATCAGAAGAATTCGATGCTCTTCCCGCAGAAACTTTAAGAAGAATGCGTGGAGATTTCGGATAATCTGTGGTATAAAATAAAGATTCGTTCACTGATACGACATTCAGTGCTGGTCGTGCAGCTTAAAACTCGTACTCGTATGTTAGTACGTTAAACTAGCCGAGTTCACCTCGTAAAAGTATGAAGACGTTTCCCCAACGACAAAGGGTACACGGGTAATATGTCGCTCCAAAAGACGACTGGTTATTAACTTTTTTTAAAGGAATATTATCATGGCAAATACAAACTTTGCTGCGTTGACCAGTGAACAATTAACAATCTGGTCGCGTGATTTTTGGCGTGTCGCAAGAAATATGTCCTTCATTAACCAATTCGCAGGTAGCGGATCTAATGCTATGGTTCAGAGAATATCTGAACTTACACAATCAGAAAAGGGAGCAAGAGCTGTTTTAACACTTTTAGCTGACATGACTGGTGATGGTATCGTTGGAGACAATACTTTAGAGGGTAATGAAGAGGCACTAAGAGCTTACGACATTGTTGTACAACTAGATCAACTAAGATTTGCGAACAGACTTTCAGGTAGAATGAATGATCAAAAATCAGTTGTGAACTTTAGGGAACATTCTAGAGATGCACTTGCTTATGCAATGGCTGACAGAATGGACCAATTAGCATTTTTATCTTTAGCAGGTATTGCATACACACTAAAGAATAACGGAGCACTAAGACCTGTAATGAACTCAGGACAAAATCTTGGTGATCTAGCATTCTCAAGTGATGTTTCAGCTCCTACGTCTAACAGACATAGAAGATGGGACGCAACTAGTAAATTAGTTGCTGGTAATACTAGTGCTGTAGCTGCTGCTGATACAATCACTTACGAGTGTCTTGTTCAGTTAAAAGCTTATGCAAAAGATAACTATATCAGAGGCCTAAGAGGCGCAGGTAATGAAGAGATGTATCATCTATTTGTTTCTCCGCAAGTAATGGCTGACCTTAAACTTGATTCAGACTTCCTAACTAACGTTAGAAATGCTGGAGTAAGAGGACCAAGCTCAAGCTTGTTCGCTGGCTCATCAAGCTTAATGGTTGACGGAATCATGGTTCATGAGTTCAGACACGTGTTTAACACAAGTGGCGCAACTACTGGAACATCTTCCAATGCTGGTTCAGCTGGATATAAATGGGGCGCGGACGCTGACGTAAATGGATCTGCATGTATTTTTGCAGGTGCACAAGCATTAGCTATGGCTGACATTGGTATTCCAGAAATAGTCGAAGATAGCTTTGACTATGGCAACCAAAATGGTATTTCAATTGGTAAAATATTTGGTCTTAAGAAGCCAGTTTATCATTCAGACGTTTCTGGTCAGAATGAAGACTTTGGTGTTATTAGATTAGATGTAGCACAATAATTGTGATATATTTTACAGGTGGCTTTAATTAGCCGCCTGTATTTTTAAATTTTAAAGGAGTAAATTATGTGGGTTAAATCAGATACCGACAAATATATATCAACTACATGGGGGTCTACTGTTGTTTTAACAGCTGGCGAACCTAAAGAAGTTGGACACGACATAGGATTACTATGTCTACAAAACGGGTGTACCGAAGTACACAATCAGCCAAAAGAAGTTTCAGTAAAAGAAACTCCTGTTATAGCTGAAGAGATAAAAGAAGTTATAGAAACAGTAAGCGAAGAAGCGTCTGTAAATTTTGAAGACATGACTAAAACACAACTAGAAGAATATGGTCGCACTATTGGGGTAGAGCTTGATAGGCGTAAAAAGAAATCAGTTTTAATTGATGAGCTAAAAGCTATAGGTTAAAAACATATAGGGTAACTAATGGGAACATTAACGGGCGCAAATATAATATCTAGAGTTCAAGATACTCTACAAGATACAACTAGTGTTAGATGGCCGGAAGCAGAACTGCTTAGGTACATAAATGATGCACAAAGAGAAATTATTAATTTCAGACCTGAAGCATCTTCTACACATGCAAATGTACAATTAGCTACTGGTACAGAACAAACTTTACCTTCTGGTGGCTTAAGATTAATTAAAGTAGTTAGGGGTATGAATGGTACTTCTACTGGTGCTACTGGATTAAGAGCTATTAGAATAGTAGACGCAGATATACTAAATACCCAAGAGCCAGATTGGCATAATCCAGGAGTATCTGGAGATGCTGCCCATGGTACTGTACCTAAACACTACATATTTGATGAAGACGACCCAAGAAAATTTTATGTATACCCTGGGGTAGCTGGCACAGCCTACGTAGAAATAGTTTACTCTGCTTCCCCTACGGATTTAACGGCAACTAGTAGTACTATTGCAGTTGATGACATTTTTGCGAACGCTATTATAGACTTTGTTTTATATAGAGCATATATGAAAGATGCTGAGTATGCTGCAAACAACGAAAGAGCTCAATCTCATTATGCTTTATTCGGTTCAAGTATTGGTAACGGGGGCCAAGCGCAAGAGCTTTTAAGCCCAAACTCTGATAGCAAATCACTTCCATACGGCCAAAGGGGGTAAACCATGGCGGCTTTTGATGGGTTAATAAAAGAAGTTTTACCCTACGTACCGGGGTGTCCAGATTCTTTGGTACTAAACCATATACGTTCTGCGACTATAGACCTTTGCGAAAAATCAAAAGCGCACGTGTTTGACTTAGACCCTATTAGCACTGTGTCTGGTGTTTATGAGTATGATTTTGATCAGCCTACAGGTACAGACGTACATCAAATCCTATGGATGACTTACAATGGTAATGATTTAGACCCTATAACTCCTAGAAGCTTAGAACTAAATTACCCAGATTGGAGAGATAGAAGTACAATCCCACAAGTTTACTTACAAAAAAACCCCAACACTTTCTGGGTTGTACCGGTGCCTAACGCTACCCTTTCTAACGGGTTAATGTTAAGTGTAGCTTTAAAACCTACACGTACCTCTAGTACTATAGACACAACTTTTTCTAACACTTATAGAGACGGCATCATTTACGGAGCTTTACACAGGTTATTAAGAATACCTAATAAAGAATGGAGTGACCCTAGATCTGCAAACGACTATTTTTCTTTGTTTAATGAAGAAGTTAAACAAGCAGAACTAAAAGGTAGGGGTGGAGACTTAGGAGTGCCAAGAAAAGTACATTACAAAGGCGTAGGTTTAAACCCTAGAAAACGATATAGAAGATATGGTAAGGAGTTAGATTACTAATGTTAGGATTTAGTAGAACAAAAGTTAATGATAGTATACTTGCTGGAAGCGACACCACAAAAGAAGTAACAAGCATAGTTAATCAAGCTGTTTCAGTTGCAAGAGATAGAAATCAATCTATGAAAAAACAGTTAAATACTGCTATAGACAACGCAGATATAGTTAACCAAAGCCTTGGCATAAGCAACCTAGACAATGAAATAGCTAATAATGTTAGTAATTACCCAAGATCTAAAAGTGTTAATACCGAAATGGAAAGAACAGTATCTGCAATAGATAATTCTGTAAAAACTTTAAAAGACGCTAAAGCTAAAGAAAATAAAATGGGAATGCTTCAGGGTAATATAGCTGTTAGGGATAGTGTGGAAAGCACAAATAGACTTGTAAAAGCTGCAGGAACACAAGACAAAGTACTTTTAGCAGATGCAGGGTTAGAATTTTCAAAAGACGAAGCTAGCGCAGGAGTTATGAGAAGTTTTACAGGTGGGTTTTTAGGACAGGGTGCAAGTGCAGCTATGGACGCTATGCAACAAAACCAAGCAGAAACAGGTAATAAGTTACAGAAAGCAGAGTATGTACCGGGAGAAAATGATGAGCCAGGCAAGTATGTATCAAAAAACGTTTTTACTAACGAGATTGTAAACCCTGACCTAAGTAATTATTTTACAGAGTCTAAACTAGCAGCTTTAACTCCTGGGAGTGGCGCTGTTAGTACTGATGTTACTTACCAAGGACAATCTACGGGTGGTAAATCTTCTTATATTCCTGGGGCTAGGTAATGGCAACTTTAGATCAAACAGAAATAGCATCTAATACCGCTTTAGATGATTATTATTCATCCAGCGCTGATGTTGATAAAATAATAGATGAACTTTCTACTCCTGTAGATACAGTAGAACAACAGACTACTTTAGCAAGACAAAAACAAGAACAACAAAAAGGTAGATCGAACAGAGAACAAAGCAGATACGGCATCTCGCTTACGCCAGCTGAAAGACAACAACAAGCGCGTATGTCGCAGAGGGCAGGGCAAAGCGCCTTAGCTGGAGCGGCTAACTTTGCTAGAAGAGACGACCAAAATACTAATTTAAATAATCTTTTTGCCCTAGAAAAAATGAGCAATACGCTTTTTGAATCTGCAGCATCTGCGCAACAAGGTTTAGGAGAAATGAGCGCAGGACGTTATGCAGCGTACCAAAAAATGAGGGGGCAAGCTGATTCTTCCCAAAAAAGTT